GTAGGAAGTCAGGTTCCGCTGGAACCGCGACGACCCGGTCTACGGGGGGGATTACTTTCGATGAAAGTTGATGAGAGTGTTGGCAGGGCGACGAAGTCTTCAGCCAAGTGCCAAGTGTCAAGGGATTGAGCGAAGTTTGACCGGAATTGTCCGGTGATGAGTGAGGGTTTATAGCGGTATTCGGCGAACCGTTCTTGATAAGCGAAAACGGCGTCGTCTTGAGGTTGAGTGCCGACAGCGTATATTTCTTTGTTGAGGATTGTTTGTTCGCCGATGTGTTGAAGTGCGGGCCAGAAGTGATCGAAACGGGTCCTACGGGACCACATTCGATTGATGCCCTGTTGATAGGTGAGATCGGCTCGCACTGAGACGAGTCCGATGATGATGCAATGTTCGGTGAAGGATTTAGAGAAACCGTGACCCGTAATTGCAGATGTGCCGAAGGCGGCAAGGTTACCTTGAGGTGTATCAGCTCCGCCGGCTCCTTCGTCGGCCGAAGTTTGAGCAACTGGCGTGACTGATACGTAGCTAGTACCGCCTCCAAGGTATTCAGGGCGTTGCAGGCGGGCGTCAGGAGAAGTAACGCCGAAGTGAGACTGAACGATTTCAGTGTAGCGCGTGCCGCCACGGGCGTCCCTTTCGTATAGTTTTTGGATTTGGAAGGCTTGACGTAGCTGGTTGATTGTTGCGGCTGTTGCCTGGGAGAGGTCGGCGTAAACGCCGGGATAGCCCGCATTTGCGGGGTCTTCCTCGATCGCGAGATTTGAGCTCGAATCGCGCCAGGCGTCCGCGTAGACGGTTGTTGCGGACCCTCCCGTTTCGTTGACGGTGAAGGGGCCTGCTTCCGGGGCTTGGTCTTCGACGCCAATCCCGAAGACAGGGGCCACTGTTCCCAAAGGGAGTTCGACGCTGTCGCCTTTTTGTGGCCAGGGTAAGCCGGAGGTGAAGTAGTCGTGTTGTTTGTTTCGCCGGAATAATTGGTAGTCGGCGATTGGATCTGGTCCGTCGTCGATATGAACGACCAGTGAGGTTTGAAGGTTTTGGTCGCGGAACCAGTCGTTGTATATGAGGTTCATTGCTCGGAAGGGGAGCGCGTTAACCTCGGCAGGTACTGTTGTTGGTATGCCGAAGTAGTCGCCCATTGTGCCGGCGACATGCGTCCCTAAGATTTGAGGAATGAGGAAGTCGGTTGAGTCGCCGGGGTCAGTTTGTGCCCCGTTAAAACGTTCCCAGTTCTCCCAAAGGAGACGATAGGGAACGGCGAAGAAGAAGGTTGTCATATGGAGATTGTCCATAAAAGGGTGGATTGGTGTTGCCAGCCGGGCGAACCCGGTCATCGAGAGGGACATTGTGTCCCCTGGTAATGCTTCGTCGCAGAATATTGGGATTAGAAATCCCGCGTCGAAGGTGGTTTTGTAACCGTGTGATCTGTTGAAGGAAGAGCGGGCTATATCCGCTTTTGGGACTTCTGAGAAGCGGTTTACGTTTGTGGTGGATTGAATTCTCATGAGTTGTTCCCGTGCAGGTTAGGTTGCTCGCGGTTTGCGTCATTTCCGTCAGAGAGTGACGGGTGAGAGAGGGCGGACCTGGTGCCGCCGATTGAGAGATCGAGATAGTCGATGAGTTTGCCGACCAGTTCGGTCGGGATCATGGTTGAGAGGACGCCGAGTTGATCGTCATAGTGACCGATGGCGTAGAGGGTGAAGTCCTCGGGGTGTTGAGCGAGCATAGAGTTTGGGTCTTTCAGTTGTGTTACGACTGCCCGAATGGCAGATGCGTTCTGGGGTGAAAAGAACGGCATCATATAGGCCTGGGAGGCTTCGTCGTAGATTGAGAAAATTTTCGTGTTCATTGGTCCAGGTTCCTTTGTTTGCGGCCCGCGATGAGGATGGCGTATTCCTCGCGTCGTGCGAGGGCTTGGGGTGTGCGGTCCTTGAGGTTAGTAATTGCGTTGTAGACACGCCAGTCGATGACCTCCTCGTGGTCGTAGAGTGATGCGAAGGCGTAGAGCTTGTCATAGTACGGTGGCATAGAGAAGCGCTTTCCGTCCAGGATGACGAAGTCGGAGGGAAAGAGGTCTTGATAGTATTTTAGGAACCAGGCGTTGCCTAGGCCTGGTTGGCTGGACATTGTAGCGAATTCAGGTTTTTTGCCGGAGTACTCAGATATTCGTTCTCCGTTGAGTTTTTTAGTGACATAGCCCGAGATGTAGGCAGCTCGTGCACGGACGAGAGGTTGAACGGTGCAGTAGCCGTGAGGCCAAGAGTTTGAGAGAGTTTCCGAGAGATAGATATAATCCTCGTATTTTGGAAGGTATTTATGCCGGACTTTGTCCGGGAAGGAATAGCCGAAGATAAGCGCGTGGTAATGTGGGCGAGAGTACTTGTCGCCGTATTCGCCGATAGAATAGTGGCGATATTTTTTAGGCGCTAATTGATTTCGGAGAGATTTGTGAAAGGTTTGGAGAGCGAGTGTTGTTATTGAGCCGTCCGGTGGAAGATGATCGTCGTTGTATGTTAATGTTATGAAGACGGAGTCTTCGGTGTGCATTTGGGCCTCGTGCATTAGACGCACGGTCCATTGTTTGCCGTAGTCGAGACGGCAGCCGATGCATTTACGGCAGGGGATTGGGACATGTTCGGAGATGGCTTTTTGTGCCTCTGTGGCACGGAATTGTATGCTAGTTTGGCCGTACTCCGGGAAATAGACGCGCCAGGCGTCTTTTGGATGGTAGCATGTCATAGATGCTCTCCTTTCTCGGTAGGGCGGGGCCTGGGGTGGGCTCCGCCCTTTTTATGAGGAAGGGTGCGCTGATTGCCCAGCGCGCCTGCAGCCGCGGTTAATAGGGGTTTTTTAGGGAAATGGGGACCCCAGACCCCATTGTTCTTTAGAGGCGGATTCCGCCTCGCATTGGACCGCGTGAGCTGAGATTTTTTCGATTGGTCATCGAGGCCGTTTTTTTGAAGAGTCGCTTTGATTTGCCTCGCGAGAGTTTCTTGCGGTAGGCCATGGTGTTCGCTCCTAGGTAGGTTGTGTCCGGTCACTTGGGGATACTTAGGACAAGAGGGGGCGTATCCCCTGAGTTTGTGGCCCTACACCTTTAGGGTGTGGGCGTTTCGGGTTCGGCCGGTTTTGCGGCCGCTTTTTCGGGTTCAGCCGATTTTGGTGGTTTGTCGAGAAGGCCGATTGCGGCCATTTCGTCTTTGTTGTTCGGGTCTTCCACGAAGGCGAGGAAGCGTGCCGGTGAGTTTCCGAAGCGGTCGCGGACGGATGAAGGGAGGCTGTCGAACATTTCTTCAGCCTCTCTGATTGTATGAATGGCGTCCTGATAGTCGCCTTGATTGAACACGTCCGCATATTGACCTTTGTACCGGATGATGTGATCCAGCATTCCGGTTTTTTGGTATTTGAGCATGAGGATGTTGATGTCGCATTCGTCTTTCATGGACTGTTTAGCCATGGTTTCAGGGTACGGGCCCGATTGGACCCGGGCGTGTTCGCGATGGACATTTCTCATGTTAGTTACCTTTGGTTTTGTAAGGATTGGCATTGCCATCTTTGAGCAATTGCCAGAGTTGTTTTGCTTTGTTTAGGGAGTATGCGGTTGCCGCAACGTCCCAGCCATGGACGGTTTTTAGTGATTTAACGAAGGAGTCGAAATTATCGCCGTATAGGCCGGAGCCATGTTTTGCGAATTTAGCGATCTCCTGTTCGAGTTGAGATTTTTGAGCTTTGGTGAGGCCGGTTTGTGAGGCCAATTGATTGATTTTTGATTTTACCTCCTTGACTTGTTCGTTTGTCAACTCGGTTTGAGAGCCATAGAGCATGGCTTGTTGGAATGTAGCGGCAGTTTCGCCTTTGATTTTTGAGATTTTAGCTTGGGTTTCTCGTTCTTGAGTTTTTTTGAGTTTTGTATCTTGGTCGAGATTTTTAGCTGTTGAGATGTTTTGTGTTGAGGCTGTGTCTGCCTGTTTTGCTGCGGATTTACGCATTCCAGCTTGGGCGATGATAGAGCCGGCTTCGCCGCCTCCGAAGTCGCCCATATTGCCCATTGAGCCGGCCGGAGAAGAGCCGACGCCTTGCGAGTAGGCGAGCATGGGGTTGAGCCCTGCGGCTTTCATGTCCGCCATGGTTATTTGATAGCGCCGAGAATATTGGTCGGCTTGGAAGTCGCGGTTGTCCTGGGCCTGGCCGGCTTGCGCCTTGTTGCCCAGTATGCCGCCGCCGATGGCTGCGGCCGCTCCTATGATTGCGGGCCACACCATTAGGTGGCGCCCGCGAAGTTTACCGCGCTGTAGCACAGCGCGGTTAGAAGGAAGAGAAGAAGGAAGAGGGGTTTGATGATTTGCATGATGTTGGCTTTAGAAGTGATCTATGAAGCCAGGTACCCCGTAGACCGGCATCGGGCGTGCGCACCGATAGTTGTAATAGACGTCGAGTAGGAAGTCAGGTTCCGCTGGAACCGCGACGACCCGGTCTACGGGGGGATTACTTT